TCTGTAGTATCAGTTCCTTGCAACCAAGGGGCAACCTTTGGCTTAAGCAAGTCATTTGATAGTATGGAACAGTACAATGAGTACAAGCAAACTTTTTACAAGGCTAACCCAGCAGAATCAGCAGACGCTGTTAATGTTGAGCAGCCAAGACGGGAGGAATCCCATAACATGGAGACAAATATGTCAAACGAAAAACAATCTCCTGAAAGCAATTTCGATTTAGATGCTTTTGCAAAGAAAGTAGCTGCTGATACAGCTGCTGAAATCGCAATGAAGCAAGCTGAATCAAAAGCTGCTGAACAGAAGGCTGCAGAAGAAGCTGCTCAAAAAGCAACTGATGAAGCTAAAGTTCTAAAAGCTAACGAAGTAGCGGATCAGGAAAAAACTAAAACTATAGTTGAAGCTGGATTAACAGGAGCCGAAAAGCTCATGAATGATGTTGAATCTAGAATTAAAGATGACTACTCTAATTTAGAGTCAGTTGTAAAAACTTTAGAATCACAACTAGCTGAAAAATCAGAAGAGATTATGAATATTAGAGAGTCTAAAAGACATTTCTCTGATAGAAGTAACTCTGGCGATTGGAAAAAAGAATTTGAAGCAGATGTTCTTGATGCAAAATTTGCTGGTCTAGCGACTGGTAAAGGATGGAACAATGATATTTCAAAATCATTAATGGAAAAAGTTAATTCAATGTCAGGTGTTGAAGTATCAACAGCAGACTTTGAACAAGTCGTTTCAACTAACATCGAAAGAGATATTCAAAACGAGCTAGTATTAGCACCTCTATTTAGAGAAATCGCTATGACTTCTGCTAACATGCTTATCCCAATCTTACCAGATGCTGGATATGCTGAATTTACAGCATCTCAAGCAGCTTCAGGTTCTTCACCAAAAGGTAACTTAGATGCTAGAAGCGACGCTTTAGGCGCTCCTTATAATGGAGTAGACTTACAGCAGATAACATTATCAACTCAAAAACTAGTTTCTCAGTCTTACTTAGGTAATGAAACTGAAGAAGATGCAATCTTACCGATTCTTCCTTTAATTAGAGAATCTATGGTTAGATCACATGCAAGAGGAATTGAGAATGCTATCTTAGCAGGTAATCACGCTGATGGTGTTTATACTTCAGGTACATTTGATGGTCTATTACATAAGATAACAGACAATTCTCACGCAACTTCAGATGGAGCAGCACCTTTCGCAGCGACTGACAAAGTAACTGCAGCTGATCTATTAGGAATGAGAAAAAATATGGGTAAATATGGAGTTAATCCTAACGATGTAGTATATATCGTATCACAGGATGTTTACTTCAATCTACTAGAAGATGTTGAGTTCCAAGATGTTCAATTAGTTGGTGATATGGCTACTAAGCTAAGTGGTGAAATCGGACAAGTATTCGGATCAAGAGTAATACTATGTGATGAGTTCGCAACTAAAGCTGCTAGTAAATATGGCGCGGTCGCTGTTTACACTAGAAACTACGTAATGCCAAGACTTAGAGGTGTAACCATTGAGTCTGACTACGAAGTAGCTAACCAAAGAAGAGTACTTGTTGCTTCTCAAAGAATCGGGTTCTCTGAATTAATCAGTGGCACTCCTTCTGCATGGGGCTTCACGTATAAACCAGCTAGTTAATAGCTAATTAAGGTTTTCGGGAATGTACCTAACATTCCCACTTTTTAATTATGGCAGACTTAATAACAGTACAGGAATATAAAAACGCAGAAGGCATTAATGGTCAGAAAGAAGATCAGCGTCTCGATATTATAGTTCCACAAGTCAGTGACCTTGCAAAAAAGTATTGCGGTACATCATTTATTGATTACTTCTCTTCTGCAAAAACAGAAACTTTTACAATCAAGGACAAATATACTAGTACTATTATTATAAGTGAGAGCCCTTTGGTAAGCGTTGAATCAGTAAAAGAAAGATCAACTTATGGAGAAGCTTATCAAACTCTAACCACAGGTAATTATGAATATTACGTGGATATTGCCAGCGATTCAATTATCCGTACAACGGATTCTGGAAACGAAAAATATTGGGCAAATGGTGTTGGGAGCGTACAGATAGAGTACAAAGCAGGATACGCCTCTACACCAGCAGACTTGAAATTAGGATTATTTGATTTAGTTACTTACTATCTCAAAGACGAACATAAAGAAAGAAGAACAATAGCAGGAGCGACATTGCAGAATCAAGGAACTTCAGGAGTTAGGGACAATACAGACTTCCCAGACCATATAAAAAGAGTACTTGATTTATATAGAGTTATTATCTAGTGGCAATTACAGCGATCCGAAATGATTTACTTAATTTAATAAAATCAGGGAAAAATGGGCATTTAGAGGAGCTTAGAAAATTTCAATATAGAAATTCTTTAATAACTATAGAACATGATGCAAAAAGAATAGCAATGACAATGTGGGGTGCTACAGTTACATATGCTAATAATAGGAAAGACCCAGAACTATATAACTATTTATTATCAAATGAAAAAGCAATAAAAACTGCAATGCTAGCATCTGCCCAAGACGTGTTTGTAGATTTTACTAATGTAGAAAAACAACATAAAAAAGCTGGGTATACGGTACATACTACTGTGGCTAAGATGAAAAAAGCTTCTGGGTACTTAGGAACAAAAGCAGGACCTAGACAAAAAAATCCAGGAAAGCATGTTTTAATAGGAAATAAAGTGCTGGGAGAAACTGGAGAGCAGCGAAGTCCTTTTTCAGGAGGAGGCTTTACAATCACTTGCCAATATGCAGGAAGCTTAAGTAAACGTGACAGAGATGAATTAGACAAAAAAATGTACAATTTTGCGTTTAGAAAAGTCTTGAAAAAAACAAAAATAAGAGGTATGACAAAATATACTTCAAATTATAGCATGTCAGAGGATTTAAGAACTTACGATATGTCCAAGCCTGGGCTCGGTACTAAGAGTAATTTAGGAAAGCTACATGGGCCTACAGCAAGTAAGTTCAGGGGAGCTAAAACTCCTTATAAAGAAGATACTTCCGTACCTGTTGCAGGAATTACAGAAAGATTAAAAGAATTATATAAAAATCCTGGACTTGTAAAAATAGCAATTTCAAATACGCAATATAATACGGCTATGGATAATTTTATGACGGGACTTGACTTAGAGTTTGCTATAAATCAGGATAAAATTAGTAGTATTGTAAAAAACCAAAAAGAAATTGATATTAAAATGTCTTTAGGAGATGTTACTGCAGGAAGTTTACAACAACAAGAGATGACACATGCCGATGTAGCTAATGTAAGAAAAGTTATAAGAGCAATTGCACTGGATCTACTTAGTAAAAACGCAGACCCAGACTATCGAGCTTCCTCTAGTTTTAAAGAAGATTATCAAAGAACAGTTCCTGGTTTAATAATAGATAAGTTACTTAAAAAAGATGGAACTCCTGATATGAGATTTAAAGCGAATAAAGCTTTAATACAAAAAGCAAAAAGAAAGAATAGAAAAAAGAGTAACACAAATGCAGATTTTTCAATTGGAGGAAAATCTAATAAAAGAATTTCAAAAGTAGGAGCAGTAACTGTTTCAGCTTTAGCAAGAAAAGCAACTAAAAAAGCCTCAGGGAATACAACAAGCCCTATAGCTTTAAAAGAATTAATACAAGCTCAATTAGCAGAAAGATTATTGAGCAATATGGTAGCTCCCGCACTACAAAATAGAACGGGCAGATTTAGAAGAAGCGCCCAGGTTGAAAACGTAATGGTAGGACCTAGAGGCGGAACAGAAGTACAGTATACTTATATGAAGGATCCGTACTCAACCTTTGAGCCAGGAGGAAAAATGGGAAGTACAGATAGAGACCCAAGAAAGCTTATTGGTGGAACTATTAGAGAGATAGCTACAGAATTAACAGGCAATAAATTTATAAGGACTAGGAGTTTATAATGGCAGAACGAGATTATACCACAAGACGAAGTTCGATAGTAAATTCATTAGTTTCAAAATTTGAAGGAATTAATGGAACAGGACATTTTTTAAGTTCTGTTTCTAATGTTTCTCCAAGATTAAAATTTTGGGACGAAATTGAAGAGTTTCCAGCAATACATATAAATGCTGGGAGCGAAACAAGAGAGTACTTAACAGCGGGACAAAAGTTTAGATATTTAACTTTAACCATTCGTTGTTATGTGCAAGAAGAGGACGCAGTAGAAGCATTAGAAAAATTAATGGAAGATGTAGAAACTGTGTTAGAAACTAATAACCCAATAACGTATACTGATAAATTAGGTAATGTACAGAGTACAATTCAAACCTCAATTATTAGTATTGATACGGATGAAGGAGTGCTAGATCCCTTAGGAATAGGGGAGATAACCTGCGTAATCCAATACTAGAAAACAGCAGCGGCAAACTAAAGTTTAGCTAAAGCTCTTTTCATAAAAATAGGAGAAATTAAAATGGCAGATACATTTTATTTTAGTCGAGATACCAAAGTTCATCTGACAGACTCACATAGTACACCTAAGGTGTATAATATACCAGTTTTAGATGGATTTAGTTTTTCTCAGGCGACAAACACAACAGAGGTAACACTCAACGAATTCGCTAAAGCAGATGGTGTTAGTAGAAGGGGTAGACAAATGTTTACAGATTCATACGCACCAGTAGAATGGTCGTTTTCAACTTATATTAGACCTTTTGCTACAGGAGGCGGAGACGCAAGTGGAGAACATGCTGGTAGCAGTGGCGACGAGCATATGGTGGAAGAAGCTTTATGGAATGCATTAGCAGGTAATAAAGCAATTGGAACCACTCCTTCCGGTGCCGACGGTCCTGGATTTACATCTTCTGCATCAGCAGCTACAATTAACTTTAGTAAGTCTAATCATGCAACATTAGATACTTTTACATTAACTTTTGAAATGGGACATGGAAAATCACTTCCAGTTAAGTATCAAATTTCAGAATGTGCAGTAAATGAAGTAACTATAGACTTTGATATAGATGGTATAGCAACAGCTCAGTGGTCAGGTTTTGGAAAACTTATTTCAGAAGTATCAACTATGCCAACTCCAACAATCTACGAAGGTACAGCAGCAGGGGATACTAATAATTTTATTAGAAATAGACTAACAGACTTAACAGTAACAGCAACAGCAAGTGGTCCTATTGTAGGCGCTTATGACCTAACACTAACAGGTGGAAGTGTGACTATTAGTAATAATATGACATATTTAACACCAGAAACTATAGGAATTGTAAATCAACCTTTAGGGCATGTAGCAGGAACAAGAAGTGTAACAGGTAGTTTTACTTGTTATTTAAATACTCCAGCTACTGGAGCTTCAAGTACAGATTTATTTGAAGATTTGATGGGAGATACTACGAATGTCACTAATGACTTTAATCTAGTATTTGCTGTTGGAGGCTCAAGTAATACACCTAAACTTACAATGACTTTACCTACTTGTCATTTAGAAGTACCAACCCATTCACTTGATGATATAGTTAGTTTGGAAACTAATTTCCATGCACTACCTACTTCAGTAGATGGAACAGACGAAATCACTTTAGTAGCTGTAGGACCTACAGTACTATAATTAAACTCGGGAGGGGTAAAATCCTCCCACTTTTAAGGAACAGAACATTATGACAGAACAGAAGAAAAACGTATCGCTAGCTAGTCTTATGACACCTAGCAAGACAGTAACAATAGATTATCCTGAATTTTCAGGAATGACAATTGACCTATGTTTTTTAGCTCGAGAAGAGTTAATAAAATTAAGAGCAAGATGTCTATCACAGAAGTTTAATAGAAAAACTCGAGGATTCGAGGAAGAGTTAGATGATGATAAATTTTTAATTGAGTACTGCAAATCAGTTATTAAAGGCTGGAGTGGCCTAAAGTACAAGTATCTAGAAAAAATGCTTCTAGTAAATCTAGATGGAGTAGACCCAGAAGATGAACTAGTATATACTCAAGAAGATGCAGAGATTCTTATGAAAAATGCAGGAGACTTCGATACTTGGATAACAGAAACGGTAGGAGATTTAGAAAATTTTACCAAGACCAAGTAACAGAGATACTTGGTTTACTAGACACTCAGTATAAAGATGGACAAGTAGACTTAGAACTACACTATAAAATAGCGGAACAAACAGGAAGGGAGTTAGACTTAAGTGTACTACCTCCCAGCCTTAATGACTATCCTTGGGAAGTTCAAGAAGCTTTTATACTACATGATGCTCTACCATGTATTTGGGACACCAATATGGGTTATCATTTAGGCAAAGACTGGAGCCCTTTAGGAACATTATTAGATTTATACAAAATAACACATAAAAAAACTGTTGTTTTCTTTTTACGGCAAATACAAGCGAGACACTCTAACAAGATAAATAAAGATTTAAATGCTAAGAGTAAATCAAAAGCAAAGGCCGGGTAACCGAATAGATAAATAAAATGTCAGGAAAAAAAGTAGACGGTGGTACAGTCACCATTAAAGTCACCGATGGTGATTCTTTAAAAGATATACAAAAGAAAGTCAAGAAAGCTCGTGGGGAGTTCGATGGCCTGTCGAAGTCTACCCAAGCCGCAGACCGTGCGGGCAAAGGATTAAGTAAACAATCCTCAAATCAAACTAAAAATTTCTCCAAGATGCAACAAGGCATCAGTGGTGGAATTGTGCCTGCGTATGCGACTCTAGCTGCTAACGTTTTTGCTTTATCTGCTGCTTATCAATTCTTACAAACTTCCATGAATACTAGAAATATGATTGAAGGCCAAAAAGCTTTTGGTTCTATAACTGGTGTGGCTTATGGTACAATTACAGATAGTATTCGAAAGGCTACTCAAGGTCAGTTAGCGTTCAAAGAAGCCGCAGAAGCTGCTGCTATCGGTACAGCTGCTGGATTAAACAGAGACCAATTAGAAAGATTAGGTACTGCAGCAACCAATGTATCGATTGCATTGGGAAGAGATTTGTCAGATTCATTTAACCGTCTTGTTCGTGGTGTAACAAAAGCAGAACCAGAACTATTAGATGAACTAGGTATTGTACTTAGATTAGAACCTGCTCTGAAAGCTTATGGTGTAGCTATAGGTAAATCTGTTACTGATTTAAACCAGTTTGAAAAGTCACAAGCAATCGCAAATGAAGTTCTTGACCAAGCAGAAACTAAGTTTGGAGCAATACAAGAAGTAATGGAACCCGGGGCTTTTGCATTAGGTCAGTTTACATCTTCTTTTAATGATTTATTAGATATATTAAAAAATGCTTTGGGTGGAATTGCTCAGACTGTTCTCCCATTCTTTACAGAAAATGTAGCTGCTTTAGCTTCTGCATTAGCACTAGTTGCTGTTCCTATTTTAAGAGTAATGTTACCAAATTTTGAAGCTATGTCAGCCAGTGCCGCCAAAAATGTAGTTGCTACCAAAGGTTCCTTAGATATCCTACAAGATGAACTTGCCCAAACCGCATTAGCTTCGCAGGCATTAGCTTCAGGAGGAGAAAAGAAACTAGGTGCAGAAGGTGCAAAGTATACTAAAGGAAAATTAGGAAAATTAGGGATTAAAGGTTTGAACAAAGATAAATCAGGTAATTTAAGTCAAGGCCAAGTCGCAGCATATAGAAGAACTTGGAAAGCTAAGTCTGGAATCTGGAAAAAGATGACAAAACAAGAACAAATAGACTTTAAAAACTCCCTTGATAAAATGGATTTGGCGCATAAAGCATCTACAGGTAAGCAAAACATAGAAACTACTAAATCAGAGCTAAGTAAAAGATCAAAATATAAAAAAACAGAAATTTTCTATAAAAAAACTCAGTTAATGATGGTTACCGCATCTAAAAATGCTGCAAAAGGTATGAATATGGCTTTAAAAGCCGCAGGTATTATAGGTATAATAACTATGATAGGTTCTGCAGTTATGGGCGTTATAAATATGCTTAAAGATACAGAGTCAAAGGAAGCTAAGTTAGCTATTGCAAGAAAAGAGATGATGGAAGACGTAGCAGAAACAAATATAAAAATTTCCCAAGAACTTGATAGAATGATAGCATTAAGAACAAAAGAAGTAGAAAGATTAGAACGTACCAAAAAAGGGGAAGCAGAGGTAAATAAGTTAGTAGCAAAAAGAGTTATGATGTATAACACTGAAATGAATATGCAAACAGCCAAAGCTCTTTCTAGTGGAGCTTTAAGTGCTCAAGCAGCCAAATATATGACAGCTTTTGACCCGGAAGCAGAAATGGAGAAAAAGAACGTAGAAGGGCAAAATAAAGGTTACTATAGAAATAAACCAATGATAAAAAGTGAAACACAATTTGCAGGAGAACAGGGTAAAGCTCAAACAGGTTTAGCAGCCTCTTTAGGAGGCATGGCAGAATTAATGTCTTCAGACTTTACTTTTAATACTGCAGCTGTTGGACAAACAGAACAATTTGTTAATGCAAAAGAAAAGTTATTAGAATACCAAACAATAGTTAATAGCGGAAAGGAGTTAAGCATAGATCAAATAAATGACATACAACAAATAGAAGCTCAATATGGTAGTTTAGCTAGTAAAGTTTCTCTTGCTAGCGAAGTACAGAAGACTTACGATAAAAATCTATCAAAAATGGGAGGAAAAGGAAGATTTGGCCAAGCCATGAGAAGCTCAGTAAGAGAGATGCAAGATTCTTTAGCTGCACAGAGAAAAGTGCTGGAGATGAACCAGGAAAAAGGTATAATAGACAAAGAAAAAGAAGCGTCTTTAGATGCACAAGATAAAAAAGTAAATAAACTAGCAAGTGATTTAGCAAATATACTAATTCGTGAAACTAATATTGTAAATGCAAAACAAAAGCAAAATCTAGCAATGGAAGCTGCAAAGGTTACTAGAAGTTTTGAGGCTAATCAGAGCGAACTATTACTAAAAAATGAGACTAAAAGAATAAAAGTAATGGATGACGTAAAAAAATTGAAAATAGCAGAAGCTGCTTTAGATGCTTTAAAAGACTCAGCAAATGCAGATGCTATAGCTGATGCTGTTGAGAATGTACGAATAGCACAATTAGCTTTGGATTTATCAAATGAACAATTAAGAGTTCAAAAATTACTTACAGAAGAACAACAAAAAAGAAATAACTTAGCAAAATTTGGCGAAGAAGTGAATCAAGTTAAGGAGTACACAGCTGCTTTAAGAAAATTAATGACAGATAAACTATATGCAGATAATCCTTTTTTCAGTCAAATGTCTTCTAGGACAAAGGGAGTAATAGACAGAAGGAGGAACCCTAAGAAGGCTCAGGAGGATTATACACAAGGTCTTAATGGGCTGTTATCCAAATTTGGTACAGAATCAATGAAAGACAACAGATCATCTTTACAAGACCAGATAGCAATTGACCATTTTAATGTAGCAAAACAACATTTAGAGCTTCAAAAGAAAATAGATTCTAGAACCGAAACACAAAGAGCAATAGATGAAGCCGCTGCCGCTGGAGGCAAAGCTTTAGAAGGTGGTATGACAACAGGTTTAATGAAAGTAGCAAAAGGTGATATGAAAGCATCAGATGCAGCCAAAGAAGTAGCTTTAGGAGTTGCAGAAGCAATACTACAGAGTATGATTCAAAGTCTTGTTTCAAATCTTCTAGGAGATTTACTAGCTAAATTAGCAATTTCAGCAACTCTAGAAACAACAACTCAAGGAGCAATGGCTAGTTTAGGTGGAGTTATAGTAGCAAATACTACGGCAGTTGTAGCAAATACATCACAGTTACTAATAAACAGTGTTAATCCTTTTGCAAGAAAAGGCGGAGTATTTGAAGCAGGACAAAGAGTAAAAGGATATTCAGCAGGTGGAATTGCAAACGGCTCTACTTCAGGATATGGAGCAATACTTCATGGAAGAGAAGCTGTAATACCAATACCTAGTGGAGAGAAAATACCGGTAGAAGTAAAAGACGGAGCAGTAACAAATTCAGTGGTAAATGTAACAGTTAATTCAGACGGAAGTTCTAGTATGGATGCAGAAAAAGCAAGTGCTTTAGGAAAAGGTATACAGGCAGCAGTTCAGACAGAAATAGCAAAACAACAAAGATATGGAGGGCTACTAAGCGGAAAATAATGGCAACAGGATTTATATTATTAGACGGGAGTACAAGAGCAGTACCTGATAAAGGTTTTTCACGCGATGATACTCCTATTATTTTTAAAACAACATTCGGGGATGGGTACGAACAAAGAGTAGCAAATGGAATAAATGCTCTAAGCTCAAAGTTTAACGTATCATTTAATACTAGACCTAAAGCAGAAATTGATGATATTATTGCATTTTTTACTTCAAAAAATGGAGTAACTGCTTTTAACTGGACAATACCCGATACTAACGGCAGTGAAAATGGAAATACAGAAACTACTATAAAAGTTGTCTGTGAAAATTGGTCGCAGACTTGGGACTATGACGATTTCTATACTGCTAGTGCAACACTTTTAAGAGTATATGAAGCATGAGTACATTAATAGAAGATTTACAGAAACAAACCCCTAACTCCGCTTTAGTTATATTATTTGAAATAGAACTTACAGCAAGTTCTAAAATATACTTTCATTCAGGGGAAAATGTTGGGAGTACCGTAACATTTAAATCAGATGGTACAAATGACCAAGTATATACAGCTATACCCGTACACGCCGAAGGCTTTGAGTCTGGAGGGCAGAATCCAAGACCAACTCTTGCTTTTGCAAATATTGAATCAGTGTTTTCTGCCGCGGCCGGAGCAGATTATAATGCTCTACTAGGTTGCAAAGTGACTAGAAGAACAACACTGGAAAAATATACGAAAGTTCCTGGTAGTTATAATTCAAATAATCCTCCCGAGTTTCCAAAAGATGTATTTTTTATAGACAGAGTTGCAAATAAGAATAAAAGCACAGTACAGTTTGAACTTTCACTTGCTTCTGACTTAGAAGGAATCAAAATCCCTGCACGACAAATAGTAGCAGGCGGATGCCCTTGGATTTACCAAGGAGCAAGTCAAGATTTAGCAGAAGGTAAAAAATGTGGTGGATGTACTTGGCATACGGAATCAAAATATAAAGTAGCGTATGGAGTACAGGCAGGAGAAAATGGTAATACTGAATATACTGTATATGCCAATGAAGACGATGAATATATTATCCCTAGCACAACTTCTTTTTCTACTTATTCAAGTGGGGGAGTTTCTAAAGACTCTTATTATAAAAATACTACTAATATTACTTCAAGTACTGCGTTACAGAGAATCACTGTAACAGGATTAGTAGATACAAGTGCACATAATACAACTCTAACTAACTACTGGCAAGCAATAGCTCAATCCAGTAGCCCAGGCACTCCTTCAGATTCTAATGCTTCTTTTGATAGATTAAGAGTGTTTAGCGTTTATAGTAATACTACTACTTATTATAGTTATACTAATGATAAATATAATGACTATATTACTGCTACTATTGATGGAAAAGTTAGATTATTCAAAGCAAAGAAAACAAGTTTAGGTCAATTTCCTTTTATAGGCAGTAAATATTGGGCTATAGCTGATATATGTAGTAAGTCTTTAACAGGGTGTAAAAAAAGATTTGGATTTAATCCAATAACTCTTTCCTCTACTTCTAGCACAGGAAGAACAGATACAGATACTAGAGTAATACTACCATTTGGAGGATTTCCAGGTGCCAAAAACTTTAGATAAATTTTTAAACGAGTTCTATAAAGCAGCCGCAGATTCTGCCCCAAGGGAAATGTGTGGACTTATAATAGAACAAAATAACAAAGAAAAATGGATTTTGTGTGAAAACATTTCAAAAAATGAAAATACTTTTGAAATTGACGCAAATCTATACACACAATATATGATGACTTCAAATATTTTATATGTAGTCCATAGTCACTATGACCAAGAAATTTGCGGACCAAGTGATTATGATATTGATAATTGTAACGCAATGGATATTCCTTACTTTATAGTAAGTTATCCACAAAAAAGCCACTATTTACTGGAGCCAAAATGACAAGAAATATTTACTTAAAAGGAAAAATGGGAAAACTCTTTGGAGAACATTGGAAATTAAATGCAGCCACTGTACAGGAAGCTATGCACGGTATAGATGTTCAAAGAAATAATAAGTTAACCAAATACTTAGTAGATTGTACAGAAAAAGGAATTATGTTCCATGTGCAAAAAGGGAAAGAATTATTAGATTACACTAACTTAAGTACCGAGCTGGGAGAAGAAGACTTAATAATTACTCCTATACCTGCAGGTGCAGGAGGCTTTAAAGATAGATTAAAAGTTATTATAGGAGTAGCTCTTATAGTTGCAGCACTCTTTTTCCCTCCCACGGCAGGGGTACTTGGTCTGACAGCCGGCCAAACTGTAGCTGCTATGTTGTTTGTAGGGAGTACTTTAGCTATGCGAGGTATAATGGGATTAATGACACCTAAAAAACCTTCAGAAGCAGGGGATTCTTATTATTTTGACGGCCCTGTAAATAACGTAAAACAAGGAGTACCGGTACCTTTACTGTATGGCAGATTAATAGTTGGAGGGTCTCCAATGAATTTTGCCTTTTTAGAAGGAGATATGTCAATAGGTTCAAATACACAATATCTTATTACATCCTCTAGCGAAGGCACCAGTGCCGCAAATTCAACAACTATAGGCGAAAACGCCGATGCAATTACTTGGAGTATATTCTAATGTCAGACATAAAATTAACAATGAAAGAAGGAAAAGGAGCAGGGGCAGGGTCTACTTCAAATGTTACTTCAAATAAAAAAACTTCGACTGAAAAACAAACAGCATTAATATATGATATGCTTTCAGAAGGCCCGATCGAAGGCTTAGTAGATGGAGCAGCTTCAGTATATTTAGATAGTACTCCTGTTATGGAAGGCTCTAATAATAAAAGTTTTGGGCCTACAAATTCAACAGATGTAACTTATACAGCATCTTCAGGAGTTATAACTGATAATAATGGGTCTTTGTTCTCAGGCAAAGATACATCTGAAGGTTCTCAATACATACGAATACATAAAGCAGGAAAATCTGGTACTATGAGCATTGTTGCAGGTACAACTTTATTAACTTGTACAACAAATATATTTACTACACTAGATGCTTTCAACAAGGCAGGAAGAACCTCAGTACATATACCAGGAGCAGGGGTTGGAGGAAGTGATTTAGTAGCTTCCATAGGTACATACATTGATCAAAAAAGAGTATACCTTATGTCCCCCGCAAGAACAACTGTATCTAATGTTACTACTCATGTAGATTTAATAGCCCTAATAGGTTCAATACAAAGTGCCTCCCAAGCAACTTTAGCGTCTGCACAAGGTATTAATGCTTCTAATGTTTCTGCTTTTGTTACAACTCCTTCACAAACTGTTGCAAGTACTCCAAAGTATAATTTTGAAAATACAGCTATAGCTTTTAGACCGGGTACTAGAGACCAAAGTTACTTGAAACCTCCTGTAGGTTTAGGAAGTTCTTCTATAGTTTATAATGCTTCTACTGAAATAGCTCAAACTGATTTATCGTCTTTAAGCGGTATAGGTAGTACTCCAAATTCTCAGTCAGGTTGGAGTGATACTCCAGAACCTACAGCAGCAAGAGACGCTAATAGAGTAACTGCTACAACAATGGGGGTTACTAATCCAGGTGAAGTAGATCAAATAAGTATTACCATAAACTTTCCTTCCGGAATATTTGCTCATAAACCTAGAAGCGGGAAAGAAGCTGCAGCTAATGCAGAATTTTTAATAGATTTTGAATATACAACTGATGGCACAAACTATACTTCGGAAAGAATATTCGGAGTATCAGATTCTTCTCTACAAGCCAGAAGTCAACTAAATAAGCCAAATACTAATAACAATGGAACAGGTACTGTGAGAAGACTAACAAGAACCCCATTTAATTATAGTTTTTCTTTTGACATAGAAAAATTTCAACCTTTTACTGATTATAGAGTAAATATACAAAAAGTGACTCCTACACAGGCAGAACATGGAGATTTTATCCATACTGCCCCAAGTCAACTACAAGCTATACAAAATATTATAGAGGATAAATTAAGTTACCCTTATACAGCTTATGGAGCAGTAATATTAGATGCACAAAACTTTAGTAGTATACCAAATAGAGGATACGATCTTAGAGGTTTAAAAATAAAAGTACCTACAAATTATAAACCTAGAAATGAATTATATTCTGACTCCCCCGCAACATATAATAGAAATGTTACTACTGGAGCTACCGAAAGCACCGACCAAGATTGGGATGGAAATTTTAGAGGTGACTTAAATACTTTTACTTCAGGAGTTAATACCGAGTTAGTATGGACTGATAATCCTGCATGGATATTATTAGATATAATGACAAATGACCGTTATGGTTTAGGAAAATACATAGATTCTAATGATGACTTTGCACAAATAGATAAATTCCAACTGTACCAAATAGCAAAATATTGTGATGAATTAGTACCTGACGGTAAAGGAGGGTTCGAACCTAGATTTACTTGTAATATGTATATTACTGAACTTGCAGAAGCCCAAAGATACTTATCAGATATTATATCTATCTTTAGAGGTATGCTTGTTTATTTCAACGGTAAAGTGTCTCCTCAGTTAAACTCTAAAAAATCTCCGATATATACATTTTCCAAAGGTAATGTTATAGGCGGCTCTTTTACGTACCAATCAACTCCTACTAGATTTCGTTCAAATCAAGTCAGAGTAACTTATAATAACCCAGATGCTTTTTACAGGCAAGAAGTAGAAGTCATAGAAGACACCGAAAACATATTAGAAACTAATAGAATTAATCCTACCGAAGTAGTAGCTCTTGGATGTACCTCACAAGGACAAGCAATTCGTCACGGAAAATGGATGCTACTTACAGAGCGATTTTCAGAAGAAGTTGTAACTTTTGGAACAGGACTTAATGCAGCGCATTTAAAACCTGGAGACCTGATAGAAGTACAAGATTCTGACATATATACTACTCAATCTTCAGGAAGAGTAGACTCTTCTTCTTCTAGCTCCTCTACTGTAGTTAGACTAGATAGAGCAGTAGACCTAAGTGCTTCGGGTACTAATTTTGATTTAAATTTAATTTATCCTACAGGAGGCGCATACCTTAATCAAGATACAGCAACTATAAGCTCAACAGAATATAAACGTGGAGATTTACTAACTTCAATAACATCAGAAACTGCAGCAATAAACACCGAAGATGACAGCGGAGACAATGTTCAAATACTCTGGTCTCAATATTCTAGAATTGAAAGTAAACCTGTAAGTTCTTATAATAATAATATTGTAACAGTATCTTCAGCATTTTCTTCAACCCCAAACAGTGAAGTTATGTGGAGCATAACAGCAACAACTCAAGCTACTGGTGACTTAGTAGCTTCTGCACCTAAACCTTTTTTAATTACATCTATATCAGAGGACTCAAATGAAAAAACCTACAATATTAGTGCCGTGGGACATTCAGAAGATTTATATGACTTAGTAGAAAGAGGTTATATAATAGAAGAAACTCCTGAAATAAGAAAACCACCTACAAGGGAGGGAATAATTCCTGCACCTACAAGTATGGGACTAAGTGCTATACCTGCAGGGCATGAAAGTGCGGCAGAATCTATCGATATAAATAGCACAGGAGTTGATTTACTAGTAGGATGGACACCCCCTCTAAGTACAGAAGCAAATTCAAATAAAAAATACGAATTTATTGCAGGGTACGAGATACTGATAGTTGGGCTAGAAGATGCTGAAGGGAAAGGATTTAAGAAAACAATAAGTATTGGACCAGATTCTACAGGTCACAGAATTAAAGATGTAACTCCAGGTGTATTATATACTGTATTTCTAAGAGTTCTAACAACAAACGGTTTTTACTCAAAATATATTAAAAATGAAATTGAAGTAGTAGCATCTAAACTTTCTTTATATCCAGGACCTAAGATAGAACAGATTATGAAAGGCGGAGTGTTAAATCAAGCCTTAACAATTAGCGCTTCTACAGTATCTGTAGGCAACTATGGATATCAATTCGATGCACCTGATGGAATAACTTATTTAAATAGTACTAATACTTCTAGCTGTTATCAACAAAATTTTAATAATATGGGAGCTAATTCTCTTGCTTATTTATTGTTCGATGCTAGTGAATCTACAGATAAATTTAAAGCAGTTCAATTTGTAGAAAACAGCACTGCAGTTTCTGCAAATGGTGATAAATTAGCTATAAAATACTGGAAGGAAGTAGGTGCTTCTAACGAAGGACTAACAGCAATTTCTGGTACTGCCTCTATGGGGGTTAATACTAATTTAATTACAGGGTCTGGAACATCTTTTACTACAGAATTTGAAGTAGGAGATAAAGTATTTGTAAGTAGCGGAACTTCTTTATTTATGGGAACAATTAATGCTATAACCAGCAATACTTCTCTGAGAGTTAATAATACTACCACTAGAGCGTATAGTGGAGTAGCTATTAAAAAGCAAAGTTTTATACCTTCTAACGATGTTATACTTGCAAAAATTATTACAGATGCTTCTACAAATTATAGTATTAGTGAGACGTATGCAGTTACAGCAGGACTAGACGGTGCTGCAGGTGGTGGACTAGATGCAAGAACAGTTAAACTTGCGGCGAGTAACTTTGTAATTAGATATGACAATGGAAGCCCTCCAGATGATTCTACAACTATCGATATTTCAGCAACTCCTCAAGGACACGCTGTAACACCTACATTCGATTACTATAAAAGCACAGACCAAGGACAAAACTGGTCTCAGATAACAACAGACGCTTCTAATAACACAATAGCTTCTACAGCTACTACCTTCACATTAGCAGATGGGGATGAGCCAGCGCTAGATTCAGAAACACAAATAAGATGCAGAATGTTTGAAGGTGGAAGCTTAAAAGCAACAGATGTTATTACATTATTCTCAGTACAAGACGGTGCTGGAGGTATTGGAGGCGTTACAGGTAATTTAACAAATTCTACACATACTGTAGCTACAAATTCAAGTGGTGCTACAAATGCTAGTGGATTTTATGATGATGCAGGTGGAGCTTTTGAAACTTTTGTAGGTGCTACTTCTGTAAGTACAAACTCAAGTGTGCTATTCTATATAGGAACAAGTGGCACAAATACTAGTGTTACTCAAAATGGATTAACCTTTACACTTACTCAATCTACTGGAGCTTATGCCCTAACAGGGTCTAGTTGGTCTAGTGATATAGAAACATTCACAGTAAGAGCATTGATACCAGCAAGTGTACATGGCGGTACAGGAACAAAAACATTAACTCGAAAATATACTCTTTCAAAGTCAAAGGCAGGAACTTCAGTTTCTGTAGGTACTCCAAGTACTGATGGTTCAGGAAATACTACTATACCAATTACAGATGGGGATGGAACTACAACACTTACAATAGCTAAAGGTACTGACGGGCAAACACAAGGTGTCAAAGTAGCTTATGCTTCTGATGCTAACGGTACTAATAAAAGTTTTACTCAAGGTAGTTTAACCTTTGTTAAGTATGTAGAGTACACAGGCTCAGCTCCAGGTATATCAGCAAGTGTATTCAATTCTGGATATGTTAAGTTTGTAGGTACTTCAGAAGGAGTAGTACCTATATATGCAAACAATGCATCAGGAAGTGGGGCAAGCTTTACTCAAGGAAGTAGAACATTTGTAAACTTCTATGAATGGACAGGCTCAGAGCCTACGAGTGTTCCTAGTGGACTAACTTATGTTAAATTCATTGGGGACCCAGGACTTAGAACTATACAAGGTTATTTATATCAAGAAAAAACAACATCAGGTGCACCTTCTGCCCCTTCTGGAAACACTTATACTTTTTCTAGTGGCGCCGTAACAGGCACAGGTATTAGTACTGCGACTAACCAACCTAATAATGTTTGGTTAAATTCACCAAATACACAGGATGCTACATCTTCTAATACTTTTTATACTGTAAGATATTATGGTACAGAAACGAGTGCAAACTCTTCAACTATATCTGTTGCATATGCCACTGTTACTGAACATATAAACTTTAACGGAGTAGTTACTTTTACTAACTCAAATACTCAGTTAACAGATGGAGGAACTCCTGTTGATATTTTCGATGGAGATTTCGATAGTCTTGCTAATAAACCAGTTAATGTAAGTGACTTTACAAATGATTCAGGTTTTGTTGTTCCAAGCGGTGTAGCAGCAGCTGTAAATAATAATACTACTACTATAAATGGTGCAAAAATAACAACAGGTACTGTAAATGCAAGTGTACTTAGTGCAAACACAACTTTAACAAATAGATTATATGTAGGAAGTATATTAGAAGTAAATACATCAGGAAAAATTTATTCTACAGGTAAAACAGATTATGCCGATGCGGATGCAGGATTCTTTTTAGGCTATAGTTCAGGAGCATACAAGTTTGATATTGGAACCTCTGCTAAACATTTAAGATGGGACGGCAGTAATTTAACAGTAAAGGGAAGTCTTACAGGCTCAACAGGAACCTTTGGAGACGCAACGCTTAGTTCTACAGGACTAGCTATATCAGGAACAGGTTCAAGTATTAATTTAGGTAGCGGTAACTTTGTTGCAGCTGGAACAGGAGCAGTAACTGCTAAAGATTTAACATTAACAGGTTCTGTGTCGGGAGGATTATCTTCAGGAACAGGAACAAGTTTGGTTCAGATATCACAAGGTAGTACAATATTCAAAGCTGGAGCAGATGCAGATGCACCTATAGAAGTCGTAAAAACAGGAACAGATTCAGTAGTTAAATTAAATAACGTAGAAATATATAATGCAAGTGGTTCTAAAGTGTTTTCATCTGAAGACGGTTTCTCCGATGAATTCTTCTCAGGAATAGCACAAACAACAGGTACTGCAGTATCAACTATTTCAAAAACTGTAACTAATTCTTCTGCAACCACAGACGCTCAAACAGTAACTTTAGACGCTACTCAAACATTAACAATTAGTGTGTCAAAACCTGCAACAATGTCAGGTTATTCTTATGGAACAAATGCAACAGAATCACAGGCAGTTAATAAAATACCTGCAAAAGTTCAGATGAGGCTTATGGTATCTACTAATTCAGACTTAAGTAGCCCAACCGAAATAGCCAATCTAGGTACTTCTTTTACAAATGGTGTAACAAGAACAACAGGTAGTGGAAGTGGTACTCAGTATAATGTTGATACTTCTTTTGAAGCTGAACCAGGATTTAGATTTCATGAAGCCCATGTATTTCAAGCAAACAATACAAACCTACTTAGTGGAGGAAATTTTGTAATATCAGATACAGACTCATATACTGCTGATACTTATTATTTCTTTGCAGAAATAGGAGGTACAGCAGGAACACAAAATTCAGGAATAAACAGTGTAAGTAATACGGCAGCTTCAAGAACTATATCAGTAACTGCAGCAACAGGAGAAAGTTTTTATGTAGATGAAAGCGGAGACGCCTCAGAAGCGAGTGGAGGAGATATTACTGCAGTTGTAGCCGGAAGTGGTATGACTGGAGGAGCAAGTTCGGGTTCTGCAACTTTGAATGTAATTGGAGGTGATGGTATCACTGCAGGTGCAAATGAAATTGAAGTCTCTGTTGATAATACTACTATTGAATTATCATCTACAAGTGGGTCAGGCGTTGTACGAGCAAAAACAGCAGCTATTGCTAATAGCGGAACAGCTCTTGCTACTGCTGATCAAATTCATACTTTTGTTACTGGACAAGGTTATGTAACATCTTCTGGTAATACGATTATAGGTACAGACTCAGATATTAACACATCAGGCGCAACAGTTATTGACCAATTAAATATGACTGATGGTGTGATTCAATCACATAGCACAAGAACACTAACTCTTGCAAATCTAGGTTATACTGGTGCAACAAATGCTGATGTAACACCTTCATGGGTTCCTTCAAGCAATCCGAATTATATTACTTCAGCAGATGGCGGTAATGCTCAAACACTTGATAATATAAATTCTACTGGATTCTTTATTCAAAGTGGTTCGTGGTTAGGTGATTTAGCAAATAACGGATATACTCGTCAAAATGGACTAACCATGACTGGTGGTGCAGAATTTGTTATTTTATCAAAAAATGGTCAAGGTTCAGTACTTATTGATGGTGCTTATATTTCATATGAAAGTTCTAATGGATTCTTTGGCTCTTCCGGCTCCTCTTATGGCACTGCTTCAGGTATTAGAGCAACAGCTGCAGATACAGTAAGTGTTATGCAACTTGATGGCGGAAATGCTAATTTAACAGTTACAGGTAAAACGACTACTCCAAGAATTTGTGTTGGCGCAGACTTCGGTTCTAGTTACCCTGTAGCTATTTCCACAGGCCAGAGATATTGTATTGGTTTTAGAAATACAGGTGCTACAAATGGTTCTACTAATTATCCTTGGCTTGTACATGAATCCAATAAATTAATATTGCACTGGAACGCGATTGGAGATAGATTTTCTATAGACCATTCAGGAAATGTTGCTGCTTCAGGCTATGCAAGTGTCAATGCATTAGCAAGTCCAGATGGAACATCTATTGTATTTCCTAATAATAATGGAAATGTTATGGTAGGTTCTACAAGTACTCCATTAGCTGATTTTCAAGTTATAGGTCCTGCATCTGCATCAGTACCCGCAGCAGGGTCAGGAGCAGGTGGAGCAGCAATATTTAGTGCTGACCTTAATAGTTATGGAATGTTTGTTGGGTCAATTACTAATGGTAATGGTTATATACAGCAACAAAGAACAAATACTGCAACTTATTATAATTTATTATTACAACCTAATGGCGGCAAAGTTAGAATTGGATC